CACCGACAACTGGAAGGAAATTTTTGCAAATGAGCGAAAGAGTGGAAGATAACGAAGTACCCCAAAGTCATACTATTTGGGGAAGAGATATTGCTATTGATAGTTTGCAGAAGAGTGCAGAGATTGTATCTGTTGATGAGTTTAGTCTAGCATCGCCAGAACTTTTAAAGTATCGTGGAATTAATCAAAACTTTAAACGTAACACTAAAAGAAAACTTGAAAAAGCTGCACAGATTGGTGTTTCATCTACAACCTATGCAACACCAGTTAATGGAATCAGCGGTGATGATGCAGAGTCAAAGCAACTTGTTTTTCTTCAGTATGGCTATGGTCTTTTTGATGTAGTAGAGCCACCGTATAATCTTATTGCACTTGGTAAAACCTATGAAGTTTCGGCTGCTAATTATGCTGCAATCAATGCAAAAGTAACAAACATTGTTGGTCTAGGCTATGACTTAACTCCATCACTTAAAGTTAAGCAGATGCTAGAAGACTTGTCAGATAACCCAGATAAACTAAATAGGTCTAGGAAAAAACTAGAACGTGCAAAGGCAGATGTCCTAGACTGGTTAGATACCCGAAACGACAATGAAACATTTACAGAAACTTTAACAAAGGTCTACCTTGACTATGCAACAACTGGAAACGGTTACCTAGAAATTGGTAGAAAGACAACTGGTGAGATTGGATACATTGGTCATATCCCTGCTGCAACAATGCGTGTACGCAGACTTCGTGATGGCTTTGTTCAACTTGTTGGCGGTAAGTTTACATTCTTTAAAAACTTTCACGATGAGGATCAATCAGCAGCCCCTATTGGCATAGATCCACGACCAAATGAAATTATTCACTTTGCTGACTATACACCAACAAACAATTATTATGGTGTTCCAGCTATTGTCCCTGCAAAGAATGCTATGGCAGGTAACGAGTTTGCTTCAAAATTTAATTTAGAATATTTTGAGAACAAAGCAACTCCACGATACATTTTCTGGATTAAGGGAGCAAAACTTTCTAGAGATGCCGAATCAAAGCTATTTGAGTTTTTTCAGAACAACCTTCGTGGTCAATCTCATAGAACACTTATTGTTCCACTTCCTGGAGACGAAGCAGGTTCTAAGGTTGAAGTTAAGATGGAAGCCGTTGAAAATGGTATTCAAGACGGATCATTTGATAAGTACCGCAAGTCTAATCTTCAAGAAATCCTTATGGCACACCGTGTTCCAATGACAAAAGTTGGTGCAGGTGAAGGTCTTTCCCTTGCTGCTGCTAAAGAAGCAGACAAGAGTTTTAAGGAACAGGTTACTCGTCCAGCACAAGATGCTTTGGAAAAGAGAATTACTGCAATTATCTCTGAAAAGACAGACATGTTTAAGTTTGCATTTAATGAGCTTACCCTTACAGATGAAGACACACAGTCTAAGATTGACGAGCGTTACTTAAGAATGCAGGTAATTCTTCCTAATGAAGTTAGGTCCAGAATGGGAATGTCTGGTATTCCTGGGGGAGATGAGCCAGTTCAACTTACAGGACAACAGGCTGCAGAACAAACAGCACAGGCATCTGGGAATAGGTTGAGAGATCAGCAACGTCAAAACAATCAGGCAGACGAAGGTCAAACTGGTGTAAGAAATGCCCAGGGCGAAGGTAGACAACAACCGTAACAAGAAAAACACTGTATAATTAAAGTGTTATGATTAATTTACAAAAAGCATCGCTTTCTATGAATGGTAACAGCGTCAACTTGACGATGCCTATTTCTAAGATTGATGAAGAAAAGCGTATTGTTTCTGGCTTTGCAACACTTGATAATATTGACAAACAAGGTGATCGTGTGCTTCCAGAAGCATCAGAAAAAGCTTTTGCAAACTTTCGTGGTAATGTAAGATTGATGCACCAACCTATTCCAGCAGGAAAGGTTGTTTCTTTTAGATCAGACACTTTTTTCGACCCAAAAACAAAGAAGCAATATACGGGAGTATTTGTTGATACCTATGTTTCTAAGGGTGCTCAAGACATCTGGGAGATGGTTCTTGATGGTACACTCACTGGTTTTTCAATCGGCGGTGCAATTAAAGAAACAGATACAGAACTAGATGAAGAAACAAATAACACAGTTCGTATCATTAAAGAATATGATTTAGTAGAACTATCACTTGTTGATTCACCTGCTAATCAGTTTGCAAATATATTTTCTATTCAGAAAACAATCGATGGTGATGTTGTTGATGGAATGTTCTCCAAGTCCAATATCCAAAATGTATTCTGGTGTGAAGCAGAAGAAATGGCTTACCTTTCAAATGAAGAAAAATATTACTGTGCTTCTTGCAGTTCAGAGCTTTCATCTATTGGGTGGATTGACGAAATTACAAAATCAAATGTTGAAGAAGCAATGTCAAAAATAGTTGAATTACATAAGGCAGATAATCCTGGAACTATTACAAGTGAAGATACCCCAAAAAAGTACCCAAAGCAAAATAGAATATTCTCAGACATTCAGACTGAAGAAAAGTCTGTTCATGACGAAAATGAGCGTAAAGGTAAAAGAAAAAATGAAATGCACAAAGGATCATTTTCCTCTGGAGATTTTGTTCAGTGGGGTTCCTCAGGTGGAACAGCAAGAGGCAAAGTAACAAGAGTAGTAACTAATGGTAAAATTAAAGTACCAAATTCTAGTGTTACAATTACAGGAACACCAGAAGACCCAGCGGTGACTATCAGAGTTTACGAAAAAAACGGAGACTCTTGGAAGCCGTCTAAAACAGTTGTAGGACATAAAATGAGTACACTTAGATCTTGGACAGTTAAAGTCCTTAAATCTATTGGCGTACAACAAGAAGTTTCTCTACCTAACACAGTAGTGAATGAGGCAAATGACGCAAAGTTAGTTGCCACACAAATAAATGAAGGAGGTGTTGATATGACTGAAAATAACGAAGTTGCAGAAGATGCTACAGTTGAAGAAATTGTAGAAGTAGCAGAAGAAGTTGTAGTTGATGAAATTGTTGAAGCTGAAGAAGCCCCAGCAGTAGAAGAAATTGCAAAGTCTGATGAAGTTGAAGTAGCAGAAGATACAGTCGAAACATCCGTAGATACAGAGGGATCTGCAGATGACGCTTCCACCGATAGTGGTGAGGCGACTGACCTTGAAAAGACTCTTAGTGAAATCAAAAATTTTGTTGGCGAAGCTCTTACAAAGAGTGGCGAAACAAATGCTGCTGCTGTTAATGGTGTTGTAAACACTGTTGCAGAAGTAACAAAAGCTTTAACCGATAAGCTTGTAGAAAATGATTCTCGTTTAGAAGAGATCAACAAAGGTTTGGCGGATATCGTAAATGCAGTACAAACAATTAATGGAAGATTGGAATCTGTAGAAAACGATACCGCTGTAAAGAAATCTGGGGAACTTGAGAGTTCCACAGAAACAACTATACAGAAGTCAGATTCTGTATGGGGGGGACGCTTCCTCAGTTCCTCGCAATACTTAAATTAGAAAATAAAAGGCAGGTGAAAAATAAAAATGAGTGATATTTTAGAAAAAGCCGCAACAAGCGGTACAGTTCTTTCTCCACTAACATCTCCTGGTGCTATGACAGCCCAGGGAAACTCTGGTGACGCAGGTGGTGTTCTTAACCCAACACAATCTACACAGTTTATCGAATACATCTTTGATCAGATGGTTCTAGCTAACGATGGTCGCAAGGTAACGATGCGTGGAAATACTATGGAATTGGATAAGATCCGTGTTGGTTCACGTCTTGTAACAAAAGCTACACAAGCTGAAGATACAGGTGCAAACAGTGCTCCAGCATTCACAAAGATCGAACTTACAACAACAAAGTTCCGTCTACAGTACGAACTATCAACCGAATCCCTAGAGGACTCGATTGAAGGTGCGTCCCTAGAGGATCACGTTGTACGTTTGATGGCAACTCAATTCGGAAACGACTTGGAAGATATTGCAATTAATGGTCGTCCAGGTTCCTCTGGTGATGGCACATACAACAATACTCTTGCAGGATTTATCCGTCAGATCAAGGATACTAACTACGCAGGTGCTCACGAAGCTGCAGCAGCTGTTGCAACTATGACAGACATCTGGGAAGCTACTCCTGATTCAGGCGATAACTCTTCCGCAAAGTTGACTCTTGATGCAATCGAAGCAATCTACAACGCAATGCCTCGTAAGTTCAAGGCTCGCCGTCAGGATCTTAAGTTCTACATGAACAGCAAGCATATTCAGGAATTGCTAACAGAGCTTCGTACAGTTAATACAACTGACGGAACTTCAGTTCCTTACGATGTTGCTACTCGTGTAATTGACGGAGTTACTCCTAGAATTGGCGGTCCAGCTGGTGCTCAATACACCATCTTTGGTCTTCCAGTTCAAGAAGTTCCTTTGTATCCAGAAGACTATGTAGACCTAACTCTTCCTTCAAACCGCATTTGGGGTTTCCAGAGAGACGTTACAGTACATCGTGAGTTCCAACCACGAAAGGACTCTGTAGAGTACACAGTCTATGTCCGTATGGGCGTAGCACTAGAAGAAAAGTCGGCAGTAGCCTACGCAGTACCAACTGCTTAGTCATATGCTATCTTAGTAAGGGTCGGATTTTTGTCCGACCCTTACTTCTTTTTAGTGTATAATTAATAATTAGGAGGATTTATGTTATCTAATAAAACAATCGGAGACCTTAAGGGTCTATGTCTATCATTTGACATCGAAATATCAAAGAATGCAAGAAAACAAGATATCATTGAAGCTATCAAAGAAGCTAAAGTTACTTGGGAAATGTATGAAGAATCATCAAAATCGTTGTTTGACTATGAAGACGGTCCTACAAAAGAAGAGGTTCAAGTAAAAATACAAGAAGCAAAAGTAGAGTCTACAAAAGAAGAAAAAATTCTTTTAACTATGGTTATTAAACGTAGTGGATATTACGCTGGAAATGGTGTTAAGTTTGACATGGACGAGCCATTTGTGCTTGTTAATAAATCGCTGGCAGAGCAAATATTAGCTAACCAAGCCGATGAAGTAAGGGAGGCTACCAGGAAAGAAGTAGAATCTTTCTATGGTATTTAAATGGAAGTTTTAGTAAATGATTTAGGAACTG